TGAACTTGGATATATTATTAATGCTGGTAATAAAGCAGACACACCTGCTGTTACAGCAGCAAATAATGTGAAACTAAAAGAAATAAGAGCTGCACAAGTTAAACAAACTAATGAGTTCCTTACTAAGTCCGTTAATGAAATTGAAGCTACAGGAGAATATACTTTTGTATCAGGTGGATACAAAAGTGTTATACAAATATCAGAAAAAAATCCAAATGGCTCCCATGATTCATATTCTGTTACATACAACCATAAAGTATATACTAAGAAAGGGTTTTGGGATTAATCATGAGTGTAATAAATTCAAACGCCCCTTCAGATCCTGAGTTTGTTCATAATATTATCCCAACAGATCGATCTGAAGGGGTATTTGAAATACAATTACTATGTACTGATGAAAGTTTAATATCAGGCTCATTAGATTCAATGCTCTCGAATACAAATTCTAATAACGACTTTGTTGATTCCTCAGGTGTATTAATTGCAAGTTCGTATGCACAAACTACAGGTTATCAATATGAGATAACTAATATAACTTGTGACAATGGTGTGTATGAATATGCTACTGAAGGTAATGATGTATCTATAACAATACCAACAATAGAAGGGCTTCGCGATCCAGTATTGGTGTCTGGTCAATATAGAGTAGATTCATTTCCATTAATACATTATTCTACGGCTTCTTATTTACCTCCAAACTTTCCAGCAAGAGATGATGAAGATTCAGTAGCAATAACTCTACCGGATAGTATTAAATGGCCGCCTTATAATGATGCTACTGCCCCCGATATGACATATTTTGCTATAGATATAAGACATGATAAGGATGTCTTATATACTTGTGGATATACACTTCATGATCATTATAATGATTCTGATTCGGTCATAAATATATCATATCTTGTAAAAATACATAACAATACAGGTGAAGTATTAGGTGTAGATTTAAAAACATTTTTTTCAAGTTTATAGGAGGTTTATATGCCAGCAGCAACAAGAATAGGTGATGCCGATATAACACATTGTTCTCCAATGGACAGAGCTGAAGGAAGTCCTGATGTTCATGTTAATGGAATACCTTGGTCTAGACAAGGAGATAAAAATACTGTTCATAAGCTGCCGGGAAATCCATGCCCATCACATGCCGTACCAATAACCACAGGTTCAACAACAGTATTTGTAAATGGAAAAGGCGCAGGTCGTATTGGTGATGGGATAACTACGTGTACTGCAGTAGCCGCGGGATCTGGTAATGTTTTTGCTGGTGGTTAATAGTTAATAATACCTTCGTTTCAGAGTATAAATAAAGTTATGAGTATAAGTTCAAGAGTAAAAGCATATAGCGACATAGACCTAAAGTTTAGGATAATACCTAACTCTGGTGATATTGCGCTTAAAAAAGATGTACTAGCGGTCAAGCAGTCTGTAGTTAACATTCTGTTGACTAATAGAGGGGAGAAAGTATTTGATCAGGATTTTGGAGCATCCCTTAGGGATTATCTATTTGAACATTTTGATTCTATTACAGTCGCTGCTATTAAATCAAGAATAACAACAGCCATATTAAACTATGAACCTAGAGTTGAGATTATAGAGTTAAGGATTACTGAGATCCCAGAAAGAAATGCCTTAAAGATTGTATTAGAACTTAATATAATCTCACCCGAAGAAGTAACCACAACCGTAGAATTTATTGTAGAGAGATTACGCTAATGCCACATACACCAGGAAATCTGAACGTAACTGAGTTAGATTTTCATCAAATTAAAGACAACCTTAAAGCTTTTCTTAAAGGACAAACTGAGTTTGATGATTATGACTTTGATGGATCTACAATCAACGCCATATTAGATCTATTAGCATATACTACCCATTATAACGCATTCAATGCTAATATGGCGTTGAATGAATCTTTCCTTGATACAGCGCAGATACGAAGTTCAGTGGTATCACATGCTAAGTTACTAGGATATACACCTAGATCAGCATATGCACCTAGAGCTACGATAGATATACTAATTAATAATCCTACGGGTGTGATGAATTTAGACGGAACTTTCAGATCGATGCTTTTGCCACGAGGTACTTTATTCAAGTCTATTGTTGATGGGTCAACTTTTAACTTCGTGAATGTAAAAACTATAGCTATTCCGAGAATAAATGGCATATATAAGTTTGGTGATGTTGAATTACTTCAGGGTGAGTATAAGACAACCAAATATACATATGATAAAAACACATCTGAAAAATTTGTATTACCATCTACGAATGCAGTAACATCGTCACTAATTGTTACTGTAAGAGAATCTACAAATTCTTCTAACTTTGATACTTTTGTGTTATCCACAAACTTAGTTGATATTGTAGAATCAACTAAAGCGTATTGGATTCAAGAATCAAAAGAAGGATTCTATGAAGTATATTTTGGTGATGGTAAAATAGGACAGTCGTTATTTGATGGCAATATCATTGAATTAGAATATGTCGTTACTGAATCAGCTGAAGCTAATGGGGCTAGTAAATTTACACTAGTTAATGAGATTGATGGTAACTCAGATATCACTATCACAACAATAGATCCCGCTTCAGGTGGAGCGAAGGGTGAAGATGTTGACTCTATTAAGTTCAATGCCCCCTTAGGTTATATTGCACAGAATAGAGCAGTAACACCTGATGATTATAAAACACTTATTCAGACCAACTTCCCAAACATTAGAGCTATATCAGTCTGGGGTGGCGAAGATAATGATCCACCTGATTATGGTAAAGTATTTATAACGATAGCACCAAAGGATACTGAGGTATTATCGTTTGAAGATAAAGAGCATATTAAAGCTCGATATCTGAAACCAAAGAATGTAGTATCTATTACACCTGTGATTATTGATCCGACATATACATATATTAGTTTAGATATCTTTTTCAAATATAATCCTAATACTACTACTGCGTCAGTTGATACTCTAGAAGAAAAAGTTAGAAATACTATAATAACCTATCAGGAAAATGAATTAAAACAATTTGATGGTGTGTTTAGATACTCTACAGTATTAAGCCGGATTGACAATACTGATTTTGCGATTATAAACTCGTTTGCACGTGTATATATGATGAAACGATTTTCGCCAGAATTTGGTCCTGTCGGACAGGCCATAGAGCAAAAAGTCGAATTAAGATATGCGGCACCTATATTAAAAACTACTGTTACGGGATCTATCATAACATCTTCTGAGTTTGTATATCTTGGACAAACAGCTACATTGCAAGATATATTATCGACATCTGGAGTTCGTATAATTAGAATTGTAAGTAGTCGTACAGGTAATATCTTACATTCTTCAATAGGGTTTATAGAAGAATTAACAGGTAAAGTTATATTAAATGGATTCGCTCCGTCCTCGATAATTGATTCGGACGTTGATTATATTGAAATTAGAGTACCAACTAATTCTTATGATTTAGCTCCTAATCGTAATGAACTATTAACTATATTAACAGACGATATTCAAATTGTCGGCGAAATAGATACAATGATTACTGGTGGTACATCAGCAGGTATCGACTATACCACAACTTCTAAGGAGGCGTAAGTATGGCGAATCATCGACCAAGCTCTTTTAATATATCATCTGAGGTAAGCACCGTGCTGCCTCAGCATATATCTTCTTCTGCACCAGATCTGGTAACTTTTCTAGAAAAGTTTTTGGAGTTTATGGAGACAGATAATAAATCTTTATTTTATCTGAATAGTATATCAGATGTGAGAGATATTGATGAAGCTGAAGATATTTTCTTAGCGAGATTGCAGAATGAGATCGGTCAAGCAGTACCAAGACAATTTCCTGTTGAACCTAGATTGTTATATAAACATTTAACAGAGTTATATAGATCACGGGGTACTATTGATTCTATTAAAGCCTTCTTTAGACTCTTTTATGATGATGAAGTTGAGATATATTTTCCTAAAGATGATTTGTTTGCCCCCTCTGATGGTAGATGGTTTGATCAAACTGAGGATACTATAGCTAATCCATCTAACTTTGCTGCAGCATATACCTATACATTAACATCAGCAACTTCTATCCTATCCGGTATGGATGATATGGGAAATAAATTATTGTTTGATGGGATATTGGTATATGTAGATGATGTTTTAACAACTGATTTTAAAACATCTGTTAAACCCTCTACTAATGAAATAGATTATTTTATTACTTTTCCTACGGCAATAGCTTCAGGTAAAGTTATTAAAATATATAGAAAAGGTGTTTTTACTACACCGGATGGTTTCGTATCAAGTTCTAAGAAGTTACAAGATTCTTTTTATTGGCAAAGATTTTCGTATGTATTAAGAACAGGAGCTAATGCAGAACTTTGGAGTAACGCGTTCAATCGATTAATTCATCCAGCTGGATTTATATTCTTTGGTGAGATATTACTTACTATATATCTTAACTCAATATTAAGTTTAAACCAGCCAGGAAGACAATCTGGTGGACTTCCCTTTCCTGTGGTTATTCCGGTAACACGTGGAAAATCTGAATGGAATGAGCTATATAATGTCAATCCTACTGCGGAATTCATACTTGCCCATAAGGACGATGAGGATGGGTTTGATATACAAGAATGGAAATTTGATAAAGATTATGTTAAGCATTTTGTTGTTAAATCAAGTGTTAATTATTTCTTTTATGAAGCTATATCAAATATAACACATTCAGATCCATATGACATATCTGATGATCCTGCTAATGATATTAGTAATTGGAGAAGATTGAAATATGGTACTGATGGATGGGAGTTATCATCTTATGTATTAAAAGAATTTAAATTTGATCATCATGAAGGTGCGATTGGAAGAGAATGGTTTGATAATTTTAAATTCCACTTGATTTCTCCTATACATAACTGGAGAGATGTGACAAATGTCGATATAATAAATAAGATAGTAGATGGTAATGTAGAAGCGGAGATCTATCAATCAGATCCTAATGGACCAGTCCACAATATAATCACCGGTGTTGATATGCCACCAGTAATTACCGGTCCTGTGCAATTTCTACTATATCTCTAAATAAACTATATAAATATACTTAAAGTATATCCAGTAAACTAAAAGGTCTCACAATATGACAGCTATTATTACCAGCCAATTCAGATTAGATATGGCAAAAAAGGTGATTACAGATGTAATCGCATCATCGTATTATTTGTTTATAGGTCGTTCTGAAGCATGGCCTAATGAGCAACTTGCTCCTGCTCCTTATGATAATGAGTATTCATATCATTATGACACACATCAACGAATGCAATCGTTGAAACTAATCGGGCAAACTGATGTAACATTTGCCACTGTTAGAAATCAATGGCAATCAGGAAAAGTGTACGATGAATATGATGATCAAGATGCTGGTTTAGAAGCTACTGATCGTAAATATAGTGTTATTACTGATAATCTTAATGTTTATATATGTCTTAAATCAGGCGGGGTATCCGGTTCAACACAATCACCTGATGAGGCTGGTGTACAACCTGCAGGTGTTATTAATTTTACTAGTATAGATGGGTATATATGGAAATATTTATACACTTTATCTTCAGAGGCCGCTAGTAAGTTTTTGACCTCAGCATTTGTTCCCGTAACATTTGTTCCTTCTAATCCAGGAACAACGGCTGATACAGCACTTGTTAATCAATTTACTGTGCAAGATAATGCCGTAGATGGAGCTGTATATAATATCAAAGTGACTAATCCTGGTTCGGGTTATACATCAGCCCCATTAGTTACAGTGGTTGGTGATGGCGATGGATTAATAACAGCAACTGCAGTTTTAGGAACTGGAGCCTCGGCAGGATCTATAGTGAACATTAATATTAATTCTGGTCATTATGGATCTGGGTACACTCAAGCTAATGTAATACTGACTGGTGGTGGAGCTAGTAATGCTACAGCGAGAATAGTATTAGGTCCACGTGGAGGGTTTGGTGCTGATGCTCGTAATGAGTTAAGAGCTCATTATGTAGCAATAAACGCTAAATTGGATAATGCCCCTGAACATATCATAGATAATACTTTTAGACAAATTGGGATTATTAAAAATCCTATAGCATCTACTTCGGGATCAGTCGCAACAGCAGACACCTTATCCGCTACTCATTCATTAAATGTTGCCCTAGGGGGGGACTTTCCGTTTACAACTACAGATACTATTATAGAAGGTGTAGGAACAACAGCTTCTGGAGCTAGAGGTATAGTAGATCACTATGACAGTGTAAATGGTATTATACGGTATCATCAAACAACAGAGACGGGATTTGTAAATTTTACTATTAATGATGATATAGTAAAAGTTATCAATGGATCACCCGCGGGCACTGGTGTGGACTGTACGCAAGTGGCAGGTCCAGACATTAAAAAATATTCAGGTGAGGTTATCTTCATCGAAAACCGAGGTGCTGTATCTAGATCAGACACTCAAGTTGAAACAATTAAACTTGTTTTAGAATTATAAAGGAACAGACATGACATTAAAGTTTAATATAAAGCCCTACTTCGATGATTTTGAAACACCTACAGGTGTGGGTGAACTTTCTCCAAAAGAGAAATATCATAAGATTCTATTTCGTCCATCTCATGCTGTACAAGCAAGAGAATTGACACAATTACAATCTATACTACAAAATCAAGTTACTTCAGTAGGGAATCACCTTTTTAAAGAAGGGTCTATGGTTATACCCGGCCATGTATCCGCTTCTACAAAGGTAGATTTTATTAAACTTCAATCGAGGGGAAATGTATCAGATCTCTCGGTTCTAATAGGTAGAACTATTGAAGCTTCTAATATCTCTTCAGGTACTACATCATCTCTGCAAGCAATAGTAGTTGCTGTAGCCCCCGCTGTAGGTACTGAGTTGGACACTATATATGTGCAATATCAAAGGTCAGGGGACTCAGATAATGAAAAGAAATTTACTGCAGATGAATATATAAAAACACTGGCTTCTACGGGTCAGTCATCATTTTTATTACAGACAGCAGCGGTGTCTACTACACCAATTGGTTTAGGATCTGTAGCGTTCTTAGAGTCGGGCATCTATTTTATTAAAGGGCATTTTGTTGTTGTACAGAAAGATCAGATCATATTAGAGAAATATGGGCAGAAGCCTACATATGATATAGGTCTTAAAATAACAGAGTCTATTATCACCTCAGCTGAAGATACTACACTTACTGACAATGCTAATGGTACTCAAAACTATGCTGCTCCTGGTGCTCATAGACATCAAATTACGACTGAACTAATTATACAAAATATCGGAATTGATTCAGCAGGGACAGATGATGAGTTTGCACTACTGATTCAAATTGATGAAGGTGTCATCATCAAACAGGTGCGTGCAACTAGTTACTCTGTCATTGAAGAAACATTAGCAAGAAGAACATTTGACGAATCTGGTAACTATACAGTAAGACATTTTGATATAGATGTAAAACAGAATCCGTTAACGGATACTATGCTAATAGCAGGATTAGATCCTTCGAAGGCATATGTTCAAGGATATGAAATAGAAACATTATCTACTATTAGTGTAGATCTTAAAAAAGCAAGAGAGACTGCGTTATTCGAATCGGCAGCATTCCCTATTCAAATCGGTAATTATATTGATGTTACTAATGTTCTAGGTGTGCCCGATATTTCAGATTTTTCACAAATTACCATAAGCGGAGCTGTGTATAATGCTTCCCAACCTGTCAGTAATGTGATAGGCAATGCAAGATGTAGATCTTTTGAAAAGATACAAAATGGCGCCACTCAAGCAGATCATATATATAGATTGTATCTATTTGCAGTAAATATTACTGCATTAGGTCGTACCAGCTTCAGTGATGCAAAAAGTTTTATTTCCACAAGTAGGACCCCTGACTTTTTCGCTAATATCGCGCTTGCACCGCAGGAGGCCGCAGTATTAAAACAAGTTGGTAGAAACTCAATGGTATATCCATTACCATTTGATAGAGTGAAAACTTGTAATTCTGACTTGTCTGGAGTTGATGTTAATGGTTTTAATTATGTCTATGATACTATAAGACTATTCAGTGGACAGACGGTCGCTGCTAATCAGGTGATATTTTCAACTATATCTGACGAAAATTTTAATGGTTTTAGTTCTAAATGGACTTTAGTTCAGGACGATGATGGTGTGATCCTGCCGATAGGTTCAGGTGACATAAATTTAACTAATAATGCTACCGGAGGTACTGGTTCTACTAGAGTTACTATAAATGTTAGTGCGTATGGTGTTCCTAATGGAAAGAAATTATCGTTAATAGCATCTACTAGACGTACACTTAGGGAGAAAACGAAGAGTCTTGTTAGTTCAGGAAGTGTTCCTAATGAGAGCCTAATAAAAATATCAAATCCAACTAATGATATGAGATTAGATCATGCTGATGGATATAGATTATTGTCCGTATATATGTCGCCTGATTTAAACACAGAGGCTAATTCTTCACATCAAAATGTTACTGAATATTATCGTCTTGATGATGGTCAACGTGATAACTTTTATGATCTAGCCCGATGTCAACTAAAAGCAGGAAGTCCATTTAGAGCTACAGGTCAGTTAGAAATAAAATTCAATTATTTCAGTCATAGTATAGGGGATTTCTTTTCAGTAGATAGTTATCCAGTCGATTATGAATTGATTCCTAAGTTCAATTCTACAAATACAGGCAAAACAATTGAGTTACGAAGTGCAATTGATTTTAGACCTAGAGTAGGTGATAATGGTAGTAATTTTGATTCATCTACAACAGGTGCCTTAACTGCAACTTGCCCTGATCCAAACTCAACATTCACTACTGATATACAATATTACTTATCACGACTAGACAAAATTGTTCTAGATTCTAAAGGTGAGTTTTCTGTTATCGAAGGTGCTCCATCATTAGATCCTGAATTGCCGGATTCACCTAAAGAATCGATGGTTCTTTACCATGTATTAGTGCCGGCGTATACACTGGATGCAAGTGAAGTTGAAACAGCTCTTGTTGATAATAAGAGATATACGATGCGGGATATTGGTAGACTAGAAAAAAGAATTAATAATATAGAATACTATACATCATTATCATTATTAGAGTCAGAAGCCTCTAATAAACCTATACAGGATGCTGATGGTACCTTCAGAACAAAATCGGGATTTGTAGTAGATTCTTTTAATACTCATTCAGTAGGTAATGTAGTATCACCAGATTATAAGGCATCTATAGATAGACTAAATCATACGCTTAGACCATTATTTGTAGAAAAGAATGTTAAATTAAGACCAGCACTAGGTAATGTTCTTGGGGCATCAACTCATATAGTAAAGACAGGTGATCTTATTACATTACCTTTCACTCCAGTTACATTATTTAATCAGAATAAAGCATCAGCTACTATTAATGTAAATCCATACCAAGTATTTGAATGGACAGGTACTATTGAGTTATCACCATCACAGGATGAATGGCGGGATACTATTAATAGACCTAGAATTACAGTTAATCAAGATGGTGTCTATGACGCAATGCTGGCTATTATTGATGCCACAGATGCTATGGGGACTACATGGAATTCATGGGAAACTAACTGGACCGGTATTGAAACATCGGAAACTTCAGTTATCAATACATTAGGTCATACTCGAGGGGGTCAAGCAACAGCTACTAATGTTCATAATAATGCTTCTGACATAGTGACAACTACTACAACTACAGAACTACGTCAAACCAGAACGGGTATAGAAACAACTCTTACACCTTCTACACTCACAACCAATTTGGGGGATCGTGTAGTTGAAATCAACTTTGCGCCATTTATTCGTTCTAGATTGGTATCGTTTAGAGCTACTAACTTAAAACCACTGACTAAAATGTATGCGTTCTTTGATGGTGTCGCTATCAGTAATTGGGTCCGGTCGAATGATGTGTATGTAGATTTTACGGGATCTGATGCTGAGATTGAAGCACAAATGCTTCTGAACTATAATGATGGAGCAACACCACCCGTAGCTCTTCCTGGTGGAACTGGTGATCTTGAACATCCTCAAGGTAAGCTTGATATTATAACAGATGAATCAGGTTCGATTACAGGATCTTTTTGGATTCCTAATACGGAGTTACACCGATTTAAAACAGGAAGTAGAGTATTCAGATTATCTGATGATCAGAATAACATGACTATGTTTGAAAGCACCTCGGCTGCCACTCAATATATCGCTAAAGGTTTAATAGAAACTAAAGAGAATGTCACAATCTCAACTAGAGTTCCTATGTTAAATCAGAACCAAGTGTTTGATGACAGGACAGTAGTTGACACTAGCGTCCAAGCTGCTACTAGATGGTGGGATCCATTAGCACAATCATTCTTGTTGGATGCTGAAAAGCAACCATATGGGGCATGTTTAACTTCAGTTGATTTATATTTTCATACTAAATCTGAAACACTTCCGGTGACACTCCAGCTTAGAGAAATGAATCAAGGTATACCGACAGCTGTTGTTGTTCCATTCTCTAATGTCACATTAAATCCAAATGATGTTAACGTAGTAGATTTAACTCAAGGTCCTCCAGACTCTAATATATCTACTACTTTTGAATTTAAATCACCTATTTATCTTCAATCAGGTAGAGAGTATTGTTTTGTTGTAATGTCTAACTCAATTGATTATGAATGCTGGTATGCAGGTATCGGAGAAAATGATTTTGAGTCTGGTAAACGTATCTCCAAACAACCATATGCGGGTGTATTATTTACATCACAGAACGCATCTACATGGTCAGCGGATCAGAATAAAGATCTGAAATTTAAGATGAATCGTGCTAAATTTGACAATAAGAAACCTGATGGTACTGATAATAAAGGCACACTTATATTACAAGAATCAACTTTACCTGTAGTAAGATTACGTAACAATCCTATTAGAACTAAAGTAGGTTCTACTAATATTCGTGTATTCCAAAAGAATCATCACTTTATGGATTTGAAGAACAATTCAATATCGTATGTAACAATTTCTGGTATAACAGGAACACTTAATGGTATACCTAATGCAGAGTTAAATGGACAACATCAGGTATTTAATGTAGAACAAGATTCATATGAAATTGGACTTAACTCAAATTCTACTATAACTACAAATGCAACTTCATCAGGTATTTCTGGAGGGAATAATATATACGCAACAGAGAATGTGATGTTTAATACAGCTCATACAGCTGTCCAATCAATGAACTTCCCTGTTACTAAGTCTTCATGGGGAGTTAAGATGCTTGAAGGTGTCTCATTAGGTGATCAGACATCCGCTCCTTATCAAAATAGAGTAGAGCCATTCTCACCTATAGTTATAAATCGTAACTTTCATGTTGATAATCCAAAAGTAATTGCAGGTCCAGGAAATGGACCTTTACAACCGTCATTCACATTACAAGGGATATTATCCTCTGACTCTGATTATGTATCACCTATCATTGATCTAGAAAGATGTTCCCTTATTTGTGTTCAAAATCGTATTGATAATGTAACAGGTATCACTGAGACATTCGACCTTCAAGGTTTATGGGATAATTCGAAAACCTATGAGGTCGGTCAGATAGTAACCTTTAATGCTTCATCATATAAAGCAGTGGAGTCTCATACTGGTAAAGAACCATTATCTGTAGGTAATCTTGATGTTTGGGTTGCAGTTTCCAATGTCGGACTTCAGGTGTTTGAATTGCTGGTAGCCCCTATTTCTATAGTGGAGGAAGACGGAACTTCGAATGTAGAAGCTAGGAATCTTACTGTATTCGTTGATGATGTAGAGATT